CTCCGATGCATGGACTATTAACTGGCTTTCCCACCGTGACAGTGTCAGCCGCGAGATAATGTGCGCTCGAAGCCGATGTGGATATTTGAAAGTGATCCATTTCTGTCACTATCTCCCCGGTAGGTGTGGGTTTGAAGAATGAAATGTCATATGTGAACCAAAGTTCACCTATGACCCCAGTACTAACGGGGAGACCACAAGTAGCCACTTGCAAGTTGCATAAGTCGTACAACCTAGGGTCAGCTCCAGCAGGAACTGCGCCAGTTCGCACGTACTTTATGGGATTGCTAGTGATACTAGGATCACATTCCAATGCACAAATTAAGTTTTCTGAAGGTTTTCCAGAGACAGCATATTCAGAATTAGCCATAACGGCCTTATTAGGAAAGTTTGCATCTACCACATTATAGTCGCAGGCTATCGTCCAGGTACCTAAGGCTCCACCAGCGGTTACATCACCAAACGCCGAGTTGGCACAAACCAACCCTCCGTTAAATCGATAACTGTCAAAGCAGCTAGCGAGAGCTTGTAACCAGGGTGGGAAAGTTCCTGGATTTATTGGAAAACTATACACCGTGAAAGTGGTACCACCTGTGGCATAAATGTCACAGAGGTACTCACGATGCTGTATACGGAATTCATGATGAGAACTAGTGAATTGTGGTACTCCAACACCTTCCTGGAGAGGCACCATCATGGTATTTTGGTTAACGCGATTAATCTTGTAACCTCCCATACCAGAGACGCTGGAAAGAGTTTCTCCCAGAAGGCGTCCGATTTTCTCACCGGCTGGCCCTCCAAAAACACCTCCCAACGTTCCTCCCACATTTCCAAAAGTTCCTCGGGGTAGTCTTCGAAGTGCACTACCAACACTGTTCACGGCATCCATGAAGTAACCTCCACGGCCAATCACACCTGTTGGACCTATACGGAATTGGTTCAACTCGGTGGAAACACCTTGGGCTTTCTTCTTTTTCTTTTTCTTGGAGTTGGCGCATGGGATGCCGTTTATGCGCAAGGCTATTTTATTGTACCAAGAATGAAGTCGTATACCTATCCCTAAGTTAAAATAAGAAAAGCTGGTGAATATCATATGCAGTATCCAATGATCATGGGTCCCGAAGTTCAAATCTTCATTTGAACCGAAAGCCATAGCATTTCGAATACTACCTATAAAATCCCCTGGAATGAGCTTACTTATTTCTTCTTCTGCTGGGATAATTTCGCTGATATAATCACAATTGTCTGCCTCTTTCACAGTGTATATTAAACCGTTGTATGTTTCGTCAAAACTACTGTCAATTAGCAATCCATTACGAAACACTGGATTATCAAACACCATGGGACATTGATCGATTGTAACATTCTCAGCAATCCACTCCTCGATCGCGTCAACTGTTGCACGAGAGATACCATACCGTTCACAAAACTGGGAATAGGTTCGTTCAGTTGGAGGCATAATAACTCCACCTGTTATACGGTATGGGTTCAAAGACCTGTTGTCGAATCGAGCTTTCACATGTCCCGAGGTCTTTAATAGTGTCTCCAAAAGAACGCCCAAAATAGGCACATGACGCCCAGTAGGCATCATAGATATTACTGTTCCTTTAAGGAGTCTCCTGTGCAACTTAGGAGGATGATTATGCATGTTGTCGCCCAGCTTTGATATTGCGCGAAAACATTTCTGGCCCCACAAATTACCAGCGCCACTGTCGTAGAATAGACCTGAACAAAAGGAGGAGTCGCAGGCCCTTTCGTGAATTACACCTTCGGCTTTCATACCTAAGGTGTCAAACACTGCCTTCAAAGCTTCTACATTAACTTGGCGTTGAGTGAAGATTAAGTTGTCATCTCCTAGGACCATCATCCTAACTGGTCCTAGATTTGTCTTTTGAGAAGCATATCTAGTAACTATGGTATTTATCAACGAATTGAAAATAGAAGTCCATAAGTCACCTGATCTCCTCCCGTGAGACATCTCAACCTTTACGCTACCATCCTTGTTTCTCGCCATGACTTTATTCCAATTGGCCATGACGAATTCAAAACCGTCTGGTAGTCGGGCGGTTTTGCTACGCAAAAATGTTAACTCCACCATGTTCATTAATGAAGATGATAAATTTCCATCAAAGGAAGAAAAATCATTCTCCGAACAAAAGGGGAAGTTTTCGTCTGAGACGTCTAAATAGTGACCAACGTCCGCCGGCTGCGCTCCGGAAACGTAAAA